ACTTAATACACGGGGTCGAGTAAGACTACCTGGAACTCTCGCATTCCAGAATTTAAGATACTTAAATGGGTGGATAGACCCGAAGAATTTACCTCTTCTCAATTAACTAATGGAGAAGATACAAGTTCTGAATTAAAGATAGAAGCTAAACAAAGCGAAGAAGAAATTCCATTTTAGTTTCCCCTATGAATGGAATCATTGAAGCGGCTAAGAGTTACTCTGCAATAGGGTTTCACTTAGTCGCTATGAAGGAAGGGACTAAAGGCCCGACTACTGCAAGTTGGCACACTAAAGGAATTGATGTTGATAAATTAACCGAACATCAAAATATCGGTTTAATTCACAATTTATCTAGTACCTGCTCAATAGACATTGACAGTCGGGATGATGCAGTAAAGGTATTTAAAAGCTATTTGGGATTAGACCCAATAGAAATGAAGAAGGTTTATCCCTGTTATCGGGGTAAACGAGATGGGATTAAGTTCCTTTTTAAAATGCCTAATATTGAGCATGTCGGGATCAAGAAGCTTACTTATAAGAACGATGCCGATATTGTTACAGTCTTTGAGTTGCGAGGGAGTACAACGGGAACGGGAGTAATGGACGTTCTGCCACCTAGCGTTCATACGCAGGGCCACAGATACGAATGGATCAATCCCCTACCCTCTCAATTCGCTGATATACCCGAATTACCCGAAAGATTGGTGGAACTTTGGCAGAACTTTGATGTTGAAGAACAGGGAATGTTGAATTGCCTGGGTTACTTTAAACCAGAGACAGTCAAGCGACAGCTAGAGCCTAATGTGGATTCAATAGATATTATTGAACGATTCAATTCTACTTATAGTGTTGAACAGATATTGGTTAAGCACGGTTACGAAAAGAAAGGCGAGAATCGTTTTTTATCCCCTCACAGTCAAACTAAAACACCAGGGGTTATTCTCCTGGAAGATGGCAGTATTTATTCCCATCATGCAGGGGATTTATTAGGCGATGGACATTCTCACGATGCGTTTGATGTAGAACGTATATTAAATGCTAATGGAGATTGGAAAAAAGCTTTTAATAATGCTCGAAGTGATTTGGGAATACCCTTAGTTACCTATGAAAAACCCATTGATGTCAGAGCCTTTAAGTTCTTCCATGCAAGCGAAGCGATAGAGCAAGCAACAGTGCCTAAATGGGTCATAAAAGGGGTCTGCGAGGAAGATTCTTTAATAGGTGTATTTGGCCCTGCCAAGAGTGGTAAGTCCTTTATAACAGTCGATATGGCCTGTTGTGTGGCTACTGGAAGAGATTGGCATAAGAATAAAACAAACGAAGGATTGGTTTTGTATTTAGCAGGAGAAGGCCATAGAGGTTTAAGCCGGAGATTATTAGCCTGGGAAAAAGTAAACGACCCTAACCCAATTACTGATCCTGGTTCAATATTAAAAGATTCTAAACTGCATTATTCAGAGCGAGGAGTACAGATATTAGACGAATTAGACGCAGAAATGATGCGTAATGAAGCCTTAACTCTGGTCGATACTTATGGAGAACCACCTAAGTTAGTGGTGGTTGATACGTTAGCCAGGAACTTTGGCCCAGGTAATGAGAACAGTACCGAAGATATGAACCGATTTGTCGCCCAAATAGATCGTTATATTAGAGAAGAATTTAGATGTGCTGTAATTTTAGTGCATCATACGGGTCATGGTCATTTAACCAGGGGACGTGGATCGAGTGTCTTACCTGCCGCTTTAGATTGGGAGTATAAGGTTGAAAAAGTAGATGATAATGAAGAACAAGAATGGTCTTTAAACTTTGAACAGACTTTAGTTAAAGATGGTCGTCCTTTACCACCCATGCGATTTAACTTCCAAGAGACAGAGTTTCATCATTTATTAGACGAAGAAGGCCAACCCACTACGTCAGGAGCGTTGGTTTCGGGGACATGGAGTAAGCCTAAAACAAAACGAGAATTGGGTAAGAACCAACAGATAATATTAGACACATTAAAGAATATCTACGGCAGTAAGGTTAGAGAAGCCAGAGCCAGTAAAGAAGATGTGTTTGAGGTGTTTGTTACACAAAAAGAACTCAAAGAAGCTCTTAATGATATGTCGAGTGGTGGTCTAGCTAGTGCAAAAAAATCATTAATAGAGGATCACGAATTGATCGAAGAGGTTGGCAGAGAGCAATACGTTCCGAAGGATAGAGAGGTGTTTTAAGTATGAAACGCTAAAAAAGGACGCTAAAACGCTAAAAAAAGTGGGTTCGGTTTTAGCGTTTACCGCTTAAACGCTAAAAAACCCTAAAGGGTTTTAGCGTTTTAGCGTTAGCAAACCCATATTTGTAGTTTATGCAAAAGTTAGAATTATGAGCAAGAATAGTGAGAAAGGTTTAGAACTGACGGATCAGTCATGGGCGAGAGCGTTGCTTTGGTTAGATATTGAGATATTGGCTAGACAAGGCTCATACAAACCCGAATTGCATTACCAGGCTACTATTATGGGTAAACCTTTAGTGGACTACAGAACTGTTAGTGATGATGAAATCATTACGACCAGGGATTTCTTAGCGAATAAAGCCATGAAGGAACAGCTTAGTGAGAATTAAAGAATGAAAACAGAAGAAGATGTAAAGAACGTGGGGCCAATAACTCCATTACTAGGGTGATATGGAACAAACAGATTTTTTTTCAAAAACACAAAACAAAATAAATATAAAAAAAGAAAATGACAAAAAAAAAGTAATAGACAAAGTTACGGTTGGAGTTTTTGGAGAAGATTTAGTGTCAGCATATTTAAGATCAAAAGGGTTTTTTGTATTAGCAAGCACAACCCCAAACAACGAAATAGATTTAGTTGTACAAAATGCAAAAAACAAGGTCTACAAACTGCAAGTAAAAACTAAATCAACTCAAAGAGCTTACAGGAAATATGTAGGGACAGGAATGAAAGATCATAGATATATAACTATAAAAGACAAAAAGACAAAAAGTGTTGAATTTTTTTTAAGAAGAGAAATAGCAGGGAAATACACAGGTTACAAAAATATAGATGTGTATTGTTTAGTTTGGTTGCCTACAAGAAGAATTATTTTTTTTAAAAATGAAACTAATAAACCATTTTCACGAACTATGTGTGTTGATGATTTTAATGCAAAAAAAGAAAATTTATCTTATGAAAATTGTTTTGAAAAAAACACAATAACAAAAATAGCAGAAACACAATAAGGAAATAAAAAACAGCTTAGTGATGGTCAGACCTAAGAAATACACCCCACCTAAGAACCCTCATAAAGAGCGAGCCAATCAACTATGTGCTGATGTGGTTAAACGTAAGGCCGAGATCAATATGAATTGGGGAGAATATCGCTTCCCTAACTTAATAGATGTGGATTTAAAGAATCGGTTAGAGATCATGGAGAATAAGTTTAATGAGTGTAGAGCCAGTGTTAATTACCCTGTCATTATTCAGAACGCAGAAGGTATGTTGCGTGGTCTGGACACATGCGAGAAGAATGCTAAAGATCGAGGGCATATAGAATTAGATGGGTATATATGGAGTTACTACTACAAAAGAAATGATACTAAGTTCTTAATCGTTTGTGATGATGCTTATTTCGCTAAAGCAGTAGCCATGAGCAGAAACGAAAAGCCAGAGCCAGTAGTGGTATCGTTGGTTGAGATATTCAGATTAATACCCAGGGATAATTGGATATTCATTTTAAACATAAAGAAAGAGTTCCCTGGTAGTGAAGTCATTGAACCCACCCCACAAGAAGAGATTGATAACATGGGGCCAGTGTCGAGTTTTTCAGTATAGGAGATAAGAATGAAAGATATGGTTAATAAACCACCCCATTACACCAATAAGATTGAGTGCTTAGATATTATTGAGCAACAGGTTAAAGATCCTGCTTCTGCTTATGAAGCACACATCTGGCGTTATCTTTATCGACACAAAGATAAGGGAGCCAACATAGTAGATTTAGAGAAGGCCGAGTTTTATTTGAAAAGATTAATTAAACATTATAAGAATCTTTAGTAAAAAAATTTGTATAATAATTACACATATAAAATATGACTGATAGAAAATGTAATGACGAAGTAAAGACGATCATTGAGGAAGCTATCCGTGATGGTAAGACCTTACACGATGTGGCTCTCAAATTAGGTACGTCTAAGACGACAGTATGGCGTTGGGCCAGTGAATATAATCTATCTTTTAAAAACAAATCGCCCTGGAGAAATATATAAAGAAAATGTTAAACGTAAGTGTAAAAACAAATATCAAAGAAATATCTAAGGGTTTAAAAAGAAAACAAAAAAGATATTTACCAAGAGCAACGAAAGATGCCATAAACGCAACGGCTTTTGGGTTAAGAAAGGTATACAAGAAACAGGCAGAACATATATTTAATAACCCAACTGCCTTTACTGTTAATAGTTTTCAAGTAAAACAAGCAACATTAAAAAAAATGGAAGGTGTTGTCTTTATTGAAAAGAAGAGAGAAAAGTATTTGGCTCCACAAATAAAAGGTGGAACTTATACAGCTTTTGAAACTGGTAAAAAAAGTGACTATGCCGTACCTACTCAGAACGTAGCCTTGAATCCACAGGGTAATTTAAAATTTAGAAGAAATTTAACTTCGGCGGGTAGAAATATAAGAAAAACCAAAACTGGATATGGTGTTTATTCAAAAGGAACAAAAAGAAAACAACCGATGTTATTAGCTGTATTTAAGAAGGTAATTAACTACGACAGCATATTTCCTTTTTATAAGATCGGGGAGAATGTTATTAAGAGCAAGTTCCCTAAGAAGTTAAGAGAGAAGATAAATAAGGCCATAGCAAAACCATGAACATAGCTATTGATTATGACGACACATACAGCAGGGACAAAAAAATGTGGTCGTCAGTATGTCAATCTATGATAAAGAATGGTCATAAGGTTTTCTGTATAACCAAGAGACGTAAACAATTAGGGAAAGAAATAAGAAAAAATATCCTTAGGGAGATACCAATTATATTTGTAGAGACTAGATATAAGAAACAAACTACTTTAAAAATGAGACTCCCTATAGACGTATGGATAGAT